AATCAGAAACAAGTTCGACAATACTTTCAAAGTTTTGTTTGTCACCATTTACAAATTTATGATTTACAGCAGTTACAAGATAATTTCCTGTTCGATATTCGTCTGGTGACTTACCTTTAGAATCTGCGCCCTCAAATTTCGGAAATTCATACTTAACAACATCACCAACCTTTAGAAAAATATCTCCAGGAATAACGATACGAATTCTGAAGTTGTGCATCAACGACATATGTAATGCGCGATTCATTAACCATTTATTAATATCTGTATCTTTCTCAATCGGTTTATCGTTTATTGAAACATAAGATCTAAAGAATGAGTCATGTGCGGCAGTAATTGATTTGTTGTCTTGATTTTTAAGCGCATTTAATGGTTTATATGGATTGAGCAAATTCTTTTGAGACTCTGCAGCATCTATAGAATATTTTTCCACCTTAAATGATTGGGAGAAAATATCGACAGTGAGCAATGAAGAAGCAAATGCACCATTTGTGAGAGACGTTAAAATATCGAAATCATTTAAAATCTCGAATTGATCGATAGAATCTCTATTTACTGCTGGATCCTGATCAACAGTTTTAATTTCATATTTTAATGTTTTAGTTGGTTTTTGTTTAATTAAAGTATTATATGATTTAAAATTAAACCCATCGCGATCTTCATAAAAGAAATAACAATACTTTTTACTCGCATCATAAGAACGAGAAACAGCCCACTGAATTGCTTCAAGTGGTCGATATGCAGGAACCACATAATCATAAACGCCAGAAGTTTGCTCTAGCGTTTTAATTTTCGTAGCATCTACTTTCAATTCATTAGTCAAAATGTCTTGTATAATTTCTCGAGTCTTTTTACCTTTATATGCTTTCGAAACAAGTTTTTGATTTGAAAAAATTAATTCTTCGGAGCAAAAGTATAATTGAAATATCTGACCAGAATCAGATCCTGGTTTACGACCAGCGGTTTTATAGACACGAAATACTTTTTGAATTGGTTTGTTTAACGAAGGTTTATCAATGGATAATTGAAGGTACTCATTACCACAAAAATAAAAGTTGTTGAAAATATCATGACCATCATTAATTAGAATACTTCCAGACATCACCGAGGCGAATAAATCTTGAAATAGTTGAATTTCAATAAAGATTTTTCTCAAATCAACGACCTGACCACCTGAATTAATTAAATCCAGAGTCTTAACATCATAATCTTTAGAATTAACTATGCCAGGTTGGTCAACCATTGCTCATCAACTGTTTAAATTCTTGTTCAACTCTTTGAACATATGCAGGATCTAGAAGTTTAATTGCTCGGCGCGATTCGTTTTCATTAAACTCATAGGTGTAATTTGAAATTGCTTTATGTCTAGTGATTGCAGTATGCGTAAACCCATTTGTCAATTCTGTTTCAACCGTCGAAATCACTACAGAGGTGTCAGCTACGGTTGGTAGAGTTTCTGCAATTAAAACGTTTGTAGCAAAATTAAATCCAAATTCACTAATTCGATGCGTCACAACATCTGTATTAATTACTAATGCGTTTTTCGAAACAGTATTTGTAATTTCTTTTTCGTAATGATGAATTGTGTCTTTTGCTTGTGTCACTGTTTGATTATATTTGTTTTGAACATATTCGTCCAGGACTTCGTTTTTCATCGGAAAATTATAATTTGGATTGATCACATTATTGAACAATAATACAATCCATGCTCTAAACGGATCCCCGTAAATTTTATCAGCAATGATCTCTGGTGTGTCGCTATCTTTTACTTGATACTCAAAATAGACAGAAGTATTATTTGCAACATTTTTAAGAAATGTAGAACGAGCAAGAATATTTGTGACTGCTTGCTGATTGACAGAATTTTTGTCAAATGTGTAAAGTAATTTTGGAAAATAAGAAAAATAACCAGCCATTAATATCCTTCCTCAACACGACCTTTGTGGATGAGTTCGAGTTCTTTAAATCGCAATTGTAATGCTGTTTCAACTGGCATACCATCATCAAAGGTAGTCCATTGACCTGCTGAGGCGTAGTTTACGTCGATACCAATTAACACACAAGAAGATATTTTATGAATGTTTGTATTTTCTGCGCCATTGTAAAAGAACTTGATATCAAACTCTGCTGGTGGCACAAAGAAACGACCTTGTGAACCAGGCAACAATTCTGGTGCAGAATGAAACTTAAACTCTTTAATGATCTTACGAATCGCTTCGGCTTCTGCCCTATTTCTAGGCGCAAGTTTAAAATCGAATTGAAATTCGCGATGTCCTGTCTTTTGGTAAAGAATTTCAACTTGTGGGTTTTGCGCGAGACCAGCTGAGAATAAAATAGCCTCTTTAATGCCACCACCAAACACACCAGATTTTTCTGCTACTGTGCCTGCAAGTTCAGCAAGAGATCCAGCTCCAGCACCCTTAAGGTCTGGTCGACTTTGTCCACCAAATGTTTCTTTAAAATATTCACCAACTGATGTTCCAACGGCACCTGCACCTTGACCTAATGCGCCAACCATACCAAGAGCTTCAGTCATGGAGATTTCGCCATATTCATGAACAACCTGTTGGTTTACAGTATCAGGCATGTACATTGAAATTGTAGATTTAATTCTTTTTGATTTGCGAGAGAGATCGATAGAACTTACTACAGTTGCGCCAATTGCACCACCGATTGCTCCACCAACACCTGCAGCAACAAAACCTGCAGCTGGACCCCCAATTGCACCAACGATTTCACCTGCAGCTCCACCAACTGCAGCACCAAACACAGCTGCGGCTGCAGTTTCACCCACAAATTGTCCAAATCCACTACCACCAAGAATGCTATTGCTCGATGAGATTTGACCTACTCCAGCTGCAGCGTCGGCAGCGCGATTAGTGTTTACTGCTGGTCCAATTTCAGTTCTTTCAGAAACGTTATATTTGGACTTTTCTTGTACATTGATGTAGAACGTGATGTAGTGTAAACGTTCGAAATTATTTGTACCAAGATCAATCGGATATCTTAAATCGTTCGAAGAAAATCGATTTTTCTCTAGAGCAGCTTGTGGACCTTTTGGGTTTAGGGCTGATGGATCTCGAGAAACATTAGTCAATCTAACTGCTTTATTTGCTCGATTGTCTATTCTTGCAATGACTTGTTCTGCGCCCATGTACTTCTTCCGAAAGGTCTAAATAAAACTATGGCTTATAATGGTAAATATAGTCCGAAAAATACCAATAAATATTTAGGTGATCCGACAAACATCTGGTATAGATCATTGTGGGAACGCCGAGTGATGGTGCACTTGGATGGAAATCCAAGTGTGATCGAATGGTCAAATGAAGAAATCGTTATTCCTTATTTATCCCCTGTGGACAATAAGTGGCATCGCTATTTTCCAGACTTCTTTGTGCGAGTTAAGAATAAACAAGGCATGGTTGAAGCCATGATATTGGAAGTGAAGCCAAAAAGTCAGGCTAAACCACCAGTAAAAAAATCGAAAATAACTCGCAAATATATCACTGAAGTGATGCAATGGGGCATTAATGAAGCCAAGTGGAAAGCCGCAGCCGAGTATTGTAAAGATAGAAATTGGCAATTTAAAGTTATAACAGAAGACGATCTAGGAATCTAATGGCATCTCTTTTTGATAAAGTAAATCGGGATCTTCGAGGAGCGGGAATCGCTCCTCGATCTAGTCAAGCAAGGGCGTGGCTCGCCTCAAACCTTTCCACGCTTCGAATGCCATCAAATAGATCAAACATCTTAAATGATGCGAGCAGAATTACCGCAAAAGCATTTGTTGGGAGAATGTATTTCTTCCATTACGATCCGAAATACAAGGACACTCTCCCAGTTTGGGATAAATTCCCTCTCGTAATTCCGATGGAGATATATCCAGATGGGTTTCTGGGTTTAAATCTTCACTATCTCGATCCATATTCCAGACTTGCTCTTCTTGATCGTTTGCACGATTTTATAAACAACGATAAATATGACGATACGACAAAATTTAGATTATCATATGATTTGCTCTCTAAATCTCGTCGTTACAACATGATTCAGCAATGCATTAAGCGATATTTGTTTACGCACATATTATCCTCTATCCTTTATGTCGAACCAAATAACTGGGAAACTGCGATATTTCTTCCGTTCCAAAAGATGGTATACAATAACTAATGGCATTTAACGTAAATAAATTTTTAGCGCATTTCGATTCACACGCAGGATTTGCACGCAGTTCTAAATTTGAGGTTCGAATTGCATTACCACCTCCTTTAGTTGGAGGTGGAACTACAGAAGAACTTTCGCTTCAATGTGAATCTGCGGAAATTCCAGGTTATACGCTTAATACAGTAGAATCAAAAATATTCGGTGCACCAACTTATCTTGCAGGAACTCCATCATTTGGAGATATCACTCTATCATTCATTTGTGCAGGTGATATGTGGGAAAAGAAATTTTTCGATACTTGGATGGAATTGATTATTCCGAAAAGCACTTATTTGGTAAATTACAAAGAAGCGTATCAAACATCGATAACAATTCATCAGTTTTCAGATTTCATGGTAACTTCTGCAGAACAAAAGCAACAGCAAGAACCTGACTTTTTAAAAGACGTAATCAGTCAAAGTGCAAATAAATTGTTAGATAAATTTTTGACTAAAAAACTTCCTTCTGTTTCTAGAGCACTCACGAGTGTGAATAATGAGAAAGCGTTTCAAGAGTTGCAAACAAGACCAAACCCACCCC